AGATTCACGCCTTCCAGTGCAAAAGATAATGGCATACTCTTCTGATAAAATATTAATCATATCAATGATTTCTTGAATTGGCTCATCCTCAAAGCATGCTTCATAAAACGAATCCCAATCCACAGGTTTGCATTCCAGATACTTTAAACGATCTCCAACCTTGCTTATTGTCCCATCAATATCAACGATTAAAAATTTTTGCATAGTTTCCTCCAAGTTTCCAATAGTTTCCAATAGTTTCCAATAGTTTCCGAAATTTACATCATCCTGCGGAATTCGTGCCACCTTCTTTTAAAATTGCTTCCAATCGTTTAAAAGTTAATACCCATACCCAAGGGTTTTTATCCCATGTGTTGGGACCGTAGATTGATTCAAATAGACACATGAACAATTCTTTTGCTGTCAACGTTTCGTCACAGTCTGGTATGTGCCTTAAAAAATCAACACCTTCTTTTTCTGCTTCGATCTCAGATATATCCCGCACTCTCTCAACCCTGATATCAGTTAGTTTAAGAGTGATGTCGTGACCTTTGACTTTTAATAGATCACCGATTTGACCGTAGGGACAGTGAGGAAATAATTGCCCAATTAGTGTATACCCATCTCTCCAACCGATATAAGTTCCTTTGGTTACATTCTCACCAATTATAGGCCACTCCCACCAACCATTAACAAGCGTTGGTTGCTGCTTAATTATTCTCCTTGACATAGTTTTGCTATCATCAATGATTGTAGGGATTAATACGTTATTGAATGATATTGAGTTCATGATTTTACCTTCAAATAATAGGTTTAAAAAGATTCTTCCCTAGTGCTCTCCTGAGCATGATTTCAGCCCGTTTGAACCGGTACTGTGAACCGCACATATAAGTCCCGTAGATACGGCCGTCCTTGGCTATGCGGCTTAATTCAGCCTTGTTGAAGTCAAGAAGTTCGGCTAGTGTTTTGGTGGTGAAATCCTTACCATCTGTGTTGACGGTGGCAAGGATCTCTTTGATGATGGATGTGCGTTCGTATTCGGTCATTCTAGTTGTCCAGTTTCTCGAACCATGAATCAACACTCTCAGAAACCCAATTGTTGAGACATTCTTGAAGTTCTGTCTCAGTCGTATTACTATCCTCATCAACTATTTTTGAATGAGTTTCTCGACCAATAGTTAGAGTGTATTTTACTCTCACTCCTCCCCCTTCGCTTTCCGTTTGATTTCTTCCATTCTCTCTGCACTCATAGAGAACGGGGTTATGGTTTTGTGTGTGTCCCGAAACCTCTTATCAGCTTCCCTCTTTCGTTTGATGTAGTCAGGATCGTTCTTCCTCTGCTTCGACTCCCTCCGGTGTGATGCGTTTGCTATCTCCCTCTGAACGTCTTTAGGAAGAGAGAGGATTGCTGATACTAATTCGTCTTTGTTGGTCATAACAATCCCATTAATTTGATCATTGCGCTGTAAGCCCTATGGCAATTTCCACCATTATATTTTCTGCAAACAGCAATATTATTGCAAAAAGAACAATCTATCAAATCCTTAACCTTGTGAAAATCAGGGGCCTTCCTCAACCGCAACACCTCATCAGCCAACACCTTAAGGTGTGTAAAAGGGTCATCGTCAAATCCTTGAGGGCCTCTTGTACCGCCTGCAATTTCAAGGGCTATCTGTACGGGGTCTCTTTTTGTGATTAGATCGCTCATGATACCACCCTCTTTTCAAGATTAAATGCGTAAACAGATACCGAATACTTACCGAAAAACTTAAGTTTAATGCGTTTTTTTTGTGCCCCGTTCCACTCGAATTTCATCACTGTATCATTAGAAGCTTTCTTGTATGCGTCGTAAATAATAATGTGGGTAAATGTTTTTCCCTCAATTCGCTTACTCCACTTCTCCAATAACCGGAACTCAAACAGCTTAATTCCTGCCTGAATCCGCTTAAAATATTCTGATTTTACGTGAAAATGCAAAACCATCATTTCACCTCACTTGTTAATAAGTTTCTTCATTGCACAAACACCCTCATTACTTACGAGGCGATCAAGTATTTCACGAGCAATAGGAACGTTGCAAGCTTCGTAGTTATACTCAAGTTGAGCGTAAGCTATTGGGCAAGGTTCCTGCCCTAGTTTGCAGTCTGAACACTCTTCCTCGAAAATCGAGCCTTCAGATCCGTTTGAAAAGTAAGCCATTATTTATTCTCCAGTAATTCAGGGTTTTGGTGGATGTTGCCGATGACTTTTACACCTATTATTGACTCGTTTATTTCTGTGCCATCCATATCACAAAGCATTTCATCTTCTGAATAAATGTTTTTTCTATTATCACCGAAAACGCAATCTTTGATTGATTCAATATTACTCAACCCGCAATTCAAACCAAAATACAGTTCACAATCTGGATCGTAACTACCCTTTAAAACAAAACCGCCATTTACAAATATTACCTGATCTATTATTTTAACTATGATGTATTCGTCAATTTCTGGTGGTAGTTCATCAAATGATTGTTGGGTAAAGTTTTTCAAAGCACAATACTCTACAATATCACCCTCATAAATCTCTTTTTCAGATGAATCTTTGAGGCCTGTGTATTGCATGATCTCAAATCTTCCAGCTTCAGTTTCTCCATACACTGGATGATCTTCGCTGTCGTATCCCGATGACACAGAAAACTCTCCACAATAATATTCTATGCCTGATTTGTGAGACTCAAACATATTCATATGTTTATACTTTGTGTCCCATGCTCTAAACTTAATTTCTCTAGCCATTATTTCATCCTCTTTCTAAGTAAGGTTTGTCGCAAAACAATTCTTCTAAAACATGAACATAAGGCGAATTATCTGCTTGAGCTACTTGATAACCACACCTTGCACAAAACCACTCAACCCATATTTCAGGGTATTCAACATGGTAATTTGTCATTCTAGTTTGCTGACAACCACACTCAGGGCAAAACTCATACGGTAAAATTGTTGGTGAGTCAGGATACTTGTATTTGATAAAAGATACAGACTTAAGAAGCTTTTTAAGCTTACTTTTGTTTAATTTGTTGCCAAGGTAAGCTTTCTTAAGCCGTCTACTCAACTTTCCCCCAACTCTTAGTTTTTTATTTGCCCTGGTCAGGCTAACTTGTTTGTTCATTTCCGCTTCTCCAATTCCTCAATCTGTTTTTTCACCTTCTCCGCGTGGACACCTTCAGGATAATAAACCAAAGCTTTTTTGCATTCAGCTATTAACTTGTCGATGTCAACGGGAGGAGTGACTTTTTTATTCATCAGCCGCTTCGTTGAGTTCGATGATCTCGTTTTTAAGATCGTCAATTTCAGCTTGAAGAGCGGCATTTTTTGCATCCAGTTCCCCAACTTCAGTTTCGTACTTGTCTCGCTCAGTGGTCATTTCATCCAACTCATAAATCGCCTTGCAAAGAGGGCATTCATCATAATCACTTGGGTCAAAAGCTATCTGGTCATGATGCTTAGTTTCGCATGTTTTAATACTCATTCTTCGCCACCTTCAAAGTTAAGTTTTTCTATTTTTACCTCTATTGCCGGATAATCAATCATGAACTCATGCCCGATCTCAGCTTTAAGCTTCGTGATTAACGATGCTCCATAGTTGCGGATCTCAGTGAACGGAATACCCTTCTCACCTACGAACGTGCATATTGAAGCTGTGCGGTTCGTAGTGGGTTTCTCCATCCCTACCAGTTCAAGCAACTCCGTGGAAATCTCCTTGATTGGCATGATATCCACGTGTACAAGCTTACCTTTCTTCTGGCCTGCAAACCTCGCTGTATTTCCTTCAAACTTTATCGTATTTGCCATAGTTTCTTCCTCTATTTCTACTAGTAAGACTTCTCTACCCTTGATATACGAACAGGGGCACTTGCCCCCGATCGGTAACGTGATGCCGCAATCCTGCTCAGGGCATCGGAACATTTTAAAGGTTGTCCTCTAAGTGGTTAAAAAGGAACTTTTGTGCTGATGGTGGAATTTTGTCGTTCAATAGTTCTTCTTTCAGAGTCAACAGATCACACATATCATTGCGTGCATCTACCGCTTTTGCTTCGAGAGTGTTGATCGCTTTTGCACAATAGTTGATTGCTGCTTCCACTGCTTCGAGAAGTGTGGGTTCTGGTACTTTTTCAACACGGTCTTTTGGACGCTCAGTTCCCGCTGCTTCATATCCAGTTGTTTGTTGGGCTTGCTCATCAAAATTCATTGGTACTCTTATCATGATAAATCCTTTGGGGGATCGCTCCCCCTGAAAGTGGTTTGTTAGTTATTTGCAGAATATATTTCACACTGCAATCGATACCCTTCAAAAGCCCAGATTTTATCTTCGATGCGTCTCAGGCAAATTTCTGTACCAAGTTTATGTTCATAATTTGCAGGATCAACACACGATGAAGATTCAACGATCACAAAGCCGTTTGGTAGGGTGCACGACACGACGGTTGTTTTAGCACCCATCTTCACGGACTCAATCAGTGATGCTGTGATAAGGTTTCCAACCATTTCTGGCGTGATTTTTTTGTCGCTCAAAATATTCCTCCTAAAAAGTAAAGTGATGGGGATTGCTCCCCGGTGGTTATTCGTTTGTATCTTCGTTGTCAGCTTGTGCTTCCTGGTCATCCATACAGACCTGGGCTTCCGTTTCGTTCATAGTGCGCCATGCAAGCACCTTCAGATTATCGTGCCGAATGTGTAGCATGATACCGTTTTCCAAATCTCTTTCCCAAGATGCAAGGCATTCTTCTTTCACTGTGCCAGTGCGAACAATACTTTCAATAGATTCCAATTCCGCTTCCTCGGCTTCAACCTTGTCTTTGTAAGATTTTTTGATGGCTTCCACTTCAGATTTTGAGCATGCTTCCAGAGTGGCAATTCTCGACAAGTGACCAAGGTATTTATCAAACTCCTTGGCCTTGATCTCATCATTGATTTTGATGAAATCACCTACCATTTTACCCTCGCCTTGGATAACTCTTTCACCCTCTTTGATCTTATAGATCAGGTCCGGCATGAGTTCCTTTTCTTTGGCATACTCAACTAGAGCGGCTTCTACTTCGTACTTATTAGAAGAGGGAACGATTGACATAACGTTGGTCTCTACATCATCAAGGCCAACGTTAATGACTCCATAGTTCATATGGCCGTCTGCGTTAAGGCCGATAGTGTCAACCTTGTACGTGTTTCCGACTGAATCTCTGTACTTCATGATAAGTCCTTTCAGAAAGTGAATTTGTTTGAGTCTGTTGACTCGTTTAGAAACCCTTTAACCGCTTTGCGTATTCGTAAATGAGAAGTGCATCCGCTGTCTTCAGAGTAACTTTAATCTCTGGATACAGTCTTTGCGCTTCCGCTTTAAGCTTGTTTTTCCACTCGGTTTTATACTTGGCGTTCAATGCGGCAACCCGTTTTGCTTCAAGCTTTGCCATTGCAGGGTTAACCATAGGAGTTGCTTTTGCGTGCTCCTTGTGTCCAAGTGATAAAAACTTCTGCCATTTCTGCGGTGTAACTTCCTCGATACGCACCTTTGCATACATAAGACATCCGTAAATTATCCCTGCACCCCTGCCGAAAGAGAACATTGCGCTTCCTGGTTGGCCTGCGCCTCCAACATAGCCGCCTACTTTTTCCATGACCGCAACAATTTCAAACGACATATCAGCAGCATTGTTTCTGGCGTTAATAATTCTTGACCTTAACAGATCAACAACATCAGTTTCAGTTTCAGGCATTGCGTGTGCATTAACAGCGACACCTACACGATCTATGTGACCGAAAACTATTCCCCCAACTAATCCGGGGTCGATTGCTATAATAAACTTACTCATAATAGTAAATTCTCCACTCCGTTAACAGGTCCCAAAAGCCCCCATGCTTCGCCTTTCCAACCAGTGAATAAGCGGCCAAGAATTTTATGTGTCAGTTCGCGTGTCGCTCGTATGTCGGATAGTGCATCATGGGCCTTGATCTCGATACCGAACACTTTGCAGATAGTGCCAAGTTTATCGTTTTCGGCTTCGAACAATTTTGCTTTGTGCATTGCAACTACAAACGACAAGCAATCAATAGGCTTGAACTGGCAGTAATCCCAATACGGATTATATCGCTCACTTGAAGTAATTCCGTTAATATCTGCAAAAAACTGATAGACAAAATTACAGTCGAATTCAGATTTATAACCCGCCATAATGTAGCGGTCTTCTTTGGCTTTTGGCCCGTGCCCTGCAAGGAAAGCGTAGAATTTACGGTATGCAACGTAAGGATCTTCAAACCCTGCGATGTCCTGCAAAGTCATTCCGTGAGTTGCTATTGCCTTGGGATGAATAAGCTTCTTTGGAAGCGGTTTCATCTTGAGATCTATTTCATCAACGATCTTCCCGTTGATTTCGATGATAGCAGAAAGCTGAATCAGTGCATCGGTCTTTGATTCTACTCCGCCCGTTTCGCTGTCGAACCACAATATTTTTTCTTGTTTTTGCATGAGGTATCCCTTGTACGCCCCAAAAGTTTGAGGCGTGAAAGTGTAAAGTGAAAGTTAGTTTATTCCGTTATGAACTCAACGCCAGGTATAAGGCTTTTTGTTCCCTTTGCTGCACGTGCTTGAGCATTAGCCCACTTCTGAGCGGCTTTCTGCACATCAGGAGGACAACTTGCTTTGAAGTGCTCAAAGAGGTCTGCTACACGCAATATTCTAGCAGCGTACTTTGGTTGAGTATTGAATCCACCAACCACATTTTTAGGGATATTCGGAGTTACGATTTGAGCGACTGTCGAAGACGAAGTGTCTTCAAGCTTTTGGGCTTTAGAATCCCACTTATTAGCTAGATCTTCACGGCCAATATCTCGGTAGTCATCAGCTTTTTTTAATGCATCGGCGGCTTGATCATCCAGTTTTTTTTTCTTTTCAGCTGTGGCAAGGTCTTCGAGTCTCTGCTTTTCAGCGGCTTCATCAGTAACTTTTTTGCGGAATGTACGGCCGCCTTTTTCCAGAGCTTCAATCTTTTCTTTGATCGATTCCATTTTTGGAGTGAAAAAAGCAAGCTTCGCTTTGTAGGATTTATAAGCAGGTCCAACAACAATTTCTTTTGATTCGAGCAATTTCTTTTCATGCTCTTTTGCAACGATCACAACAGACATTGCACCTGCATACTGTGCTTCTGTAGTGATTAATATTTCTGGTTTCTCTCCGTCCATAAACTCGGAAAACTGCTGAAGAACAATGTCGGTATCGTTGATGACCTTCAGGTGCTCTTCCGGTATTACTACCGTTTCTTCTTTTACTTGTGATTCGTTCATGGCAAACCTTTCTAGTTCTGCCCCGGCAAGGGCGGTTAATTATTTTACTTCTTTGGTTGTTACTGTTGTTTGTGCTTTGACAACTTTATCTTCGTTGCCAATTTGATCGAAATTAGCCTTATACAACAAAGCTTCATACTGCTTAAACTGTCTTGCTTTCGATATGTTGGAAGTACGCATATAATTAGGGGTTAAATACTTTCCCTTCTTATTCTTCAACACGTAAAAAAACTTTGTTACTTTCATGTTCGCTCCGTTTAATCTCGTAAAATGTTTAGCATTGATAGAAACTTTGTCCAGTCCCTCGACTCGTTCTTTCGCTCGAATGGTGGCAAGTATCCGTTTGCTGTGAATAGCATTGTTCTTCTGATAATCTTTTTGTTGATCGGGAAAAGTTTTCCTCCAAAAACTTCTTTCACCAGTTGTTCATATGCTGCCGTTTGATAGCTGTAAGACTTTTGATAGCTTTGGGCTGTCTTCCAGTCGAATAAAATTATCTCGTCTTTATCATTGATCGCTACTAAGTCAGGAGTCCCTGCATAGCGGTATTTCACGCTATACATCGGGTACTCAATGAGTGGGTGCCCGTTCTGGTCGTACAAGGGTTTGAACTTATTTTCTTCAAGAAACCTTCTAAAAGTGTTAATCCATGGTATTGAATCAATTTGCTTCTGTTCGTCCTTGAACACTGGATTTCCACCCCTAAGAACAATTTCAGCTATCCAGTGAAAAGCTGAACCCCATTTTCTTGAATCTTCAGTCTTCGCAAAATCTGGACAACCAACCGGGATGAACGGTTTTTGATCGTTCTCCCGGACCCCAACCCGATCCATGACAGAGGTAACACCTTGACACACTACCCCTCTCCAGAAGTATTTGTGGTGTTCCTCGTTGAAGGTTAGGTCGGGTTGAATCCAGTATCCCACTTACTTAATCCATTCCCCTGAAATATTTCTCATCGAAACACCTGCTATTTTCAATTCTTCAGGAGTTCTTTTATTGATTACAATCTCAGAATTTGAGCTGCCAACAAAAATTTGGATTGAGGTAACAGTGCTACCAGCTACCGCCCTTAAATCATTTACGAATTTTTCTATTAACTGTTCCATGATAACCTTTCTCCGTTTTAAAGTGGTGCCACTTTTTACATTTGCGTCCGTAAAAAGACTGCTTAAAACCCAGACTGGAATTATGCTCCGGCTTGATCCATTGCTTCAGCTTTATCGAGCAAGGCGTTTAAAATCTCTGCTTGCCTGTTTGCTGGAACATTCTTAATGCCGCCTTTGATATCGTGTTCGACATCGAGCATCGAGTCAAGTTCTGCATCACTCATTTGAGCACCTAAGAGAAGGCCGAATACCTCTTTCTCGAAATCTTCTTGCCCCATTACTGCCGGGGCTTCCGGTACTTTTGCGGGTGCGGGCTGCTTGACTTCTTTCTGTGCAAAAATCTCCGGTTGTTTCTGTAATGCCAGTTCGATCTTTTTGGAGTTCTTCGGGTTTTTAGAATCCCATGACATCCAGAAAATGTTCTGTATTTCGCAAAAAGCGCAAACATCTTCAGGCCTTACTTTAGCCTCGCGGCACAATATGAAAAATCTTTTACCCTGAGCTTCAGAGATAAGCTTTAAAGAAGAACGTTCCGCTTCTGTGGGCATCCCTTCCTCTTTAGGTTTTACTGGTGCAGCTCCTGCGGAAATATCAGCAGGTGAAACTGCAGGCTTCGTGCTCTTTGGATTGTCTCCAAGATCCATTCCTTCGGGCAAATCTTCCAAATCCTGAGTAAACACTTCGCTCGCAGATGTTACATTGATAGTTCCGTGAACATCAGCTCTCTTTGTAGCCATTTTCAAAACGGTGTTAGCTACATCAGCAGGATTGGTTCTTATCTGCTTTGTCTGTGTAACCTTACCATTCCACTGAGTGAACTTTATTCTTTTTAAATTCTCTGGAGTTGCTGCAAATTCTTCTTCACAAGCAGCCTTGCGCCATGCAAATTTTTCTTCATTTGATGAGCATTCACCTACACCATAACCAAGAACAGATCCGTTGCCTTGGTCAAAAATCTCGGCAGATACTCGAAAAGTCTTTTCTCCTGGTGTGCTCAAATCTTCAATTATGTATCTGGATGCAATCTTAAAAGAAGCCTTAAGAACCTGGGCACCCGGAAGCAGTAATGATTTTCGGTCTCCGCATCCTGGGATTGTTCCAAAATGAATGCCGTTTCTCATTACTGATTTTGCAAGCTCATGAATCTTATTGATTCGGTCTGTCATCATACGCGGATCAACCATTGCCTGAACACTGTTTTTTTCTACTGTTTGTAACTCGTTCATCATAACCCCTTTTCGTTTCTTATGTTGATAACTTCCTGCCGTGTCAATCCTAAACTCCTCAAAATCTGTTTGTCTCGGGCTTCCCGTTTCTTAGCCCAACAAGCCTGACAACTACCCGACCCAACAAACCCTCCAGAATTCCTGCCTGTCTCGATTTGGTGGCAAGTGCATTCAGGGGGATTGTCGATGTATTTTTCTCCTGTCATATTTCTCCTTGTGCTAACAACAATTCTACTCCGTAATTTATTATCGTTTCGAATATTTGAGATTTAGCCGCATAAGCCGCATAAGCCGCATAAGCCGCAGCATCAGCAGCCGCAGAAGCCGCAGAAGCCGCCGCATAAGCCGCATAAGCCGCATCAGCCGCAGCCGCAGCAGCCGCAGAAGCCGCAGCAGCCGCAGAAGCCGCAGAAGCCGCAGAAGCCGCATAAGCCGCATAAGCCGCATAAGCCGCATAAGCCGCATAAGCCGCCGCATAAGCCGCATCATTTGTTTTCAATTTTAGATAATTCTCAGCTGCTTCAATTGCTTTCCTCGGCCGTATATCATCTGGGTGTTTTTTTTCAAAAATATCGATTACTTGCAATGCTGAAAAAATAGCATATCTGGTTTTATTATCTCGATCCAATAATCTCGACACGATCCAGTTGCAATATTGATATTTCTGATTACAATCAGATTTAAACGCCTTTTCGATTGCTGTTTTTAAATCACTTTCGTTTATCGATACGAAAAAATCGATTTCGCTACTACACACATTAAACTCTTTCAACTTCTCAACTGTTATGTTCACATACCCTCCATTTTTGTTTTTATTCATATAAAGCTATAGTTCTTTCAACGTCATCTTTCAACTCATTCAATTCATACCTGATATCTTCACGGAACTCAACAGGGTAACTTTCATCTTTTGATACATCGATCAATTCAGATACGATCGCTTTACATAATTCGTGTTGATTATCATTCATTTAATTTTTCCCGTAAGGATCGCTGTGATTAAAGAAATGACAATACCTCAAGTCTCCTGATACTCTGAAAGAAACACCCGAAACATCATACCGTTGAACTGTCAAAAACCATAAATTTTGCCTTTTATATGCTCCGTCTGAAGTGTACGGGTTGGACTCCCTGTCAAAGTTATGCATCGTAATAATTACATCAGCAGCTTCAGCAGGGGCTTGTGATTCTTTCAAGTACTTCATATTCGGAATCACATCTTTTTCAAGCTTTTCAGCTTCACCAGAAAATTGGCTGTAAAGCCAAATTGCAACATTAATTTCTTTACCCATATTTGCAAGACCGTAGCAAATTTCTGATATCTGATCCGAACGCTTGTCACCCCTAATTGAAGATTGCATGATCTGAAGGTAGTCGATGAAAACCACATCGATTTTTTTCTTTCTGGATCGCTCATACAAAATTCTAGTCCTGATTTTTTCGACTGTTTTATCCCGGTAAATGAGCCAGGGCAACTCAGCCATTTTACTAGATTTTTCCATGATCTTTTTGTAATCTTCATCAGATATCTTCTTGCCGATTGAAGCAGCATTGATTCGCACAGAATAAGCAAGAGCACATCGGTTCAATTCGAAAGGACTCATTTCTAAGGATTCCCACATTACTCCTGCGCCTTGTTTGATAAGCTGCATTGATAGATAAACCGCAAACCTTGATTTCCCTGTTTTCTTCAGTGCTCCAACTACATAAAAATTACCAGGCTGAATTCCACCTGTAACCCTATCAAGTTCAGTAAGTCCAGTAGAGTACCCAAGAACATCGGATTGTCCCTTGTATCCCTTCTCTACTACCTCAAGAAGCTCAGATGTCTGCTTCACCTGATCGTAAGCACCCTCTTCACCATCCTTGAAGCTTATACGGGCTATTTGGGCCTGTATGTCAGAAATGGTACGCTCTGGATCTTCAGCGGCTTTGACAGTGAGAAGCATTTCCCCTATTTGCCGTCTCATTCTGTGTGACTCTAAGATTTTCAAGGCTTGTTTGCTATATGTTCCTTGATGCGAAAGAACGCTTTGAACTACTTCAGGATGCTTTGATTTGAGCACAATAGAATCAATTACTCCGTGTTTGTTCCACTGGTCGAGTGCATCAACAAATAAAAGATGTTCTCCTCCTGTGAAAAAATCGTGCGGTAGATCCGGCGGCATCTTTTTAGCGGTTAAAATCTTAGATAAAACCGCGCTCTCGATGTCTGAATCTGCCGAACAAAGCAAGTGATCAATATTGAGTGTTGTCATTATCGCTGATCCGGTAAAGGAATACAATTTTTAGGACCTGTTTTAGTTGATCCTTTATCGTTGAATCCAGATGATTCCCAGGTTCTTACAGCTGCTTGCCAGTCCTTCATTTTAGTTCTTCCAACCATCCAACCTTTTGACTGATAATGGTCGAAAAACTTTTGAGGAACAATGTTGTTTTGCCTCTGATTGCAATACTCAACGATAGATTCAATCGATGGTGGTATCTGGTTTCTAATCTTCTCTTCAGATACAGATTCAGATACAGATACAGATACAGAGTGTAACGCACCTGTAACGTTACACTGCGTTACATCATTACTGTTTTGATTTTTTTCTCTAAACTTTCTAACTCTAGATCTAGTCTGTTCTTTAACAGTATCAGAATGCATGCGATACTTATCATTGTTAAGAACAATAAAACCACCATCTATTTTTTCAATCCTCCTGCCTTCAAAATCACTTGTTCTGCTATCAGTATCCGGTGATAGTAATTTTTCTAATGCGCTCAAGCATTCTTCCATACTAACATTAGCAGCTCTTTGGATTCCTGATACAGATGCACCAACAAACCCGCTCTCATCTTTAAGTGCAAGCATAGTTATCCAAACTACCCTAACAGATAATTCTTCAGACCATATTGAGCTGTGTATAATTCCACTATCAAGTTTTGTGAATCCCATGCTTCACCTCTACTTTACACAAGTGATAAAGAAAAAGTATCCGACTATTACAAAACATACCAGAGCGAAATAAACCGCTGTTGCTGACTTTGTTTTGAGACTGTTGTCTTTTTTCGGTGGAGTCGGTTTAGCTTTGGTTAATTCAACTTTCTCAACAATAAAATTGTACAGACATTCACGACAAGCCATATCTGACGTTGGGCATTTAGTGCTGGGGTTTTGACAATGTTTGCTATGACTCTTTATAATTTCCTCGTAGGGCGGGATTGTTACAGGGCGAAAAATCTGCTTTGAAAATGTTTCGTCAAAAACTCTTTCGTCATTGATTATCAAGTACTGATTGCAACCGTACTGTGAATAATAAATGTCATCTTTTTTAAGCTTCTCTCCGTGTTCAAGCGGTCTCAACAATTGGCTCATTTCTTCCCCCTCAAAGCTAAGATAACATCCTCAAGCTTGCACTTTGGAAGCAGCATTTCGCCCACACCGTCTAGATATCCGGGATTGAGTCCTAAATTGATGAATCGGGATCGGTGAACAGGTGTTAATCGTGGTCCGGTTTTGCGCCAGTTAAGAATAGTGTTAGGTGCAACACCAAGAAAACGGGCAATAGCAGCATTGGAAACGCCTAGAACGGCTTGGAGTTTAATCCATTTTTCTTTCGAAAAAATAGGCTTATCGAGTGATTCGATAACCCCTTTTCGCTTTTCATAACTCTTTGTCATACAAGTCCTTCCGTAAAAAAGTACAAAAACAATTTGACTGTTCAACGCAAGTGACTTATATTTAAAAACAGAAAAGTGAGGATACAATAATGGCTCGGCATTCTGCTGAACGCTTATTGTGGTTGTGGCAAACCGGTCCTTCTTTTGCTTTAAGTAACTGAGGGACGGCAATCCCTCGGTTACATCACTTACATTGCACTAAGAATATAACACGTTGTGATAAACATAACAAGCTATTTTGTCATTTATGCATATTTTTTTGTCATTTTGGGATTTTTTAATGTGCTCAAAACGATCTGTGATAGATCCACCTGTACAAAATCTATTCTCAATAACAGATCGCTTTTTAAGTATTGTCGATGAATGGAATTTATCAAACCAGAGAAGGGACATTGATTTCTCACAACTTACGGGAATACCTAGTACGCAACTGTCAAAACTTAGAAACGGGTCTATTAAAGGAATCGCAGCTGAAACACTAGAAAAAACGATTGTGAAAATAAATTTGAGTCCTGATAAAGTTTTCTGGATATTAACCGGCACAAAATTTGATAATGTAACTGAGGAAGAAAAAACGTGGAAAGAAAAGTATGAACGAGAGCGAGAGGAAGTTATTTTTCTTCGTGAAGCTCTTAAATCTAAACTTTTTAACGGGGAGTAACCTATGTTTAAATCAGTTCTGACAGTTCTAGCTTTTTCTGTTTTGGTTTCGGCTCAATATTCAGTTAACAAAACCCCTGGCGGATCCACGGTTTATGATTATCAAAATAAATCGTATCTGAGTTCAACAAAGTCAGGTAATGTAACATCTACCTACGACTACAAAACAAAATCCTATTCTACGAGCATTCGGAGCGCCTCTGGTATCACGAGTACGTATGACTATGGTACTAAGTCATACTCGACTACTACAAAGAAGCCTGACGGTTATAGCACGTATGATTACGGGACTCGGAAAAATACTGAGGCAAGGGCAACAGGAAACAATTCATACACGATTAACTCAGATAATGAACGGGATCGAAAAAGTAGTCTGGTAGGGATTTTGGGAAGTCGTTAAAATGAAAAAGCCCCTCAGTTTTTAGGCTGAAGGGCTTTGACTCTGACTAGAATATCTCGGTCTTTGTAGGTCACCCCGGTAGGCGGGTTAGAGTCCTTCCGGTCGAGAGTTTATGTATCTGTTTATATTAAGATACTGTTTATTTATTAATTAAAACTAAGAAGTTTGTTTTAATTACTAATCTTCATTTCATCTAAGGTAATTCAATGCTTTAAAGAAATACATACAATGTTTTATGAAGAATGAATAAAACCGAAGCCGAAAAAAAGAGAACCCAAATACAAAAGATCAGAACAAAACACTAAAAAACAGATTAATACAATAGGTTTTTAACGGAAACCATTTCTTAGTTTCCTTTTAAGTTTGTTCAGGGATGGCCATTTACTGCTAAAAAAATCCGAATTGTTTATACGCACAAGCAACCCAATGAAGCAGTACGTATAACTCACGCGATATTAGAAGCCTCGCCCAAGGCTATTATTTAAAGGCTGTCACTCTATCGAGATCGAACCGAAAAATCAAAAGAATGTCTGCCAGAACAACAGTTAACCCCTGTCCGGTGCAATTAAGATTCTGGCAAACGATTTAAAGAACAAATAAAAATCAGCGGTGGGCTTCGAACCCACACTGTAACTGACTACAGTTACAATTAAATGCGTATCACCAACTTTCGCCACGCTGATTTAAAAGAATAAATAAAAAAGGCCACTATTAAGAATGATCTGGGGAGATCTTAATAGCAGCCTAAAGCATTTTTCTCCCCATGTCTATGCGGTCACTTATTCAAGGTGACTTTTAGAAAATGATTAACGGAAAAAAGATATGCAACATAAAAATTGTAAAAATGAAAAAACCCCGAAACATTTCTGCTCCGGGGTCAGGTTTAATTTATAATTTCAACATTTAACATGTTACCAAACATGTAATCAAACATCGGTGAGTCGCTTAATACGTACCCATCTTTTTTATACTTATAAAGATCTTGGGGGTCTATTAACGCTCGTTCCCAAAATGAGGCGGGTGTTAATGCATCACCTTTTACAACTCTGAATTTTTTACGCTTAGCCATTAAACCCCTCCGCTTTTGCGATTACTCTGCGAATGTCATTTGTGTGAGCGCGGCCAGGGAAAAATGACTTCGGGCTTTCTTCAAGTTCAATCTCAAACCGCTTGAGAATTACTTTAAGCTCAAACAACATGTCCGGTGCAGCTGCTATCAAATCAGCGTTTCCCCTGTGCTGCGCATCCGTTACCGCTGCATTAATTTTGGTGATTGCAACAACCGGAGATACAAAGTTTTCCCCGCTTTCGGCTTTCGGGCCTACGTAATAAACACCCGAAGTGCTAGAAAAAGCTGTCCAAGGTCCCTGTGTATGCATTATATTCCTTTCGTTAGTTCTATGCTCCGTTTAGCGCTCCATGCCTGTTCCGCATGGGGCGTTTTTTATTTAGACTGTTTTTGTCTTTGGTCTAGCGTTCTACTATCGCATTGATTTTCTTCGTCCCACCATTGACCAGCCTGTTCTTTTGGTGAGCAAGGATTATCTTTTCGCTCTTCAAGCAACTTGTGATAAGCTTGACTTTGACTTTGTCCTGAACCGTACGATTCGAGAAACGCATCCTCCCAACATTTTTCGCATGCACTCATAAAACCCCCTAGAAACCTACGTAAAAGTAGCCTGAAATTAAATATCTTTTTTCGCCATACTCTTCGATGCTTGCCCAATTTTCCGCGTGTTGTGTCGATGGGCAAAGCAAAGCTTTTTCGTATCCGGTTACATCATCGTAATGTATACTCGATATCCACAAAAGCATAAAACCCCCTTAAAAACCACAAAGAACGATGTTGTCACTGTGAGAATATACACAGTGGATTTGATGAGCAATATCGACAAGCTGATTAAGATAAACTAGCATAGTTCCCCCATTAAAATGATTTAAAAATAAAGCATGGTGGATAAAAAAGGGGTTTCCCCTTTCACTTGTGTCTGGTAACAAAAACAAATTTCACTTGTGGTATTTCTTTGTTTCTGTTTGAGAACTCGTAACTGTCAGTCATACCGTTAAATTCTCCCATTTGATATTTATTTGATATCTTTCTCACAGCTTCTCGTTCGGGTCCATCGTTCCAAGCAATATTAACACTATCGCCTCCGGAATAAATTTGAGAGGTCACAGAAAAACGAATGTCTGGAAAAGCTGTTTTCAGTTCAGATTTTATGGCTTTTGCTGCCATTGCTGATTCTGTTTTCATAGTTCTCCCCCGTTATTTTTTCAGCCGTTCGGATCGCATTTTTTTGAGTTCAGAACGTATCGCATCTTCGATAATGCGCCCTTTTTTCTTGCCAGAAATTTTACTTTCTGCTTCCAGTTCGTCGATGACCGTTTCTTCAACTCTTGTGCTTAGTACTTTTTCCATTTCTATCTCCTGTCATGTTACGTTGATACAGTAATTCGGAATTTCCGAATTTGTTAAATTTACCCACTAGCCATTATTAGTTGTCATGTTACCGTTGGTTTCGGTAACATCTGATTTTAATTTGCAATTTCAACTTTGCCGAATTCAACTGATGGGTACATTTTTGACATTCGACAAACTGCATCCAACATGTCTTTACCAGATGTCATGCCGATATTTATTTTTTTTGTGTCCCAAAACTCAAAGATTGTATAATTTTCATTATCATCATCCATAAGAAATCCCCCTTCCCCTCCGGAGAGGGGTGTTTTTGATTAGTTTTTGTTAAAATCTCCGTAATCGATGATTTTGTACGGTCCAAAATTATTATGTTCGACTATTTGCCCCTCAACTTCATTTAGATATGCTGTAAACTCACCATCGTTTTTAAAGTGCCCTTCGCTAGCAGACATGCGCTCATAAGTAGGTGAAAACCAATGGCCTTTATTACCGATGCGTATGTACTGAGACCAATGACCCAAGCCGTTTTCAATGGTTATATTAACCATTGCATCGGTGCTTTTATCCTCAATAATAGTACATCCTTCGTATTTTCCAATTTCAAACACCCTTTTAAAAATGGTGCTTTTATCTGTTGGGGAAATATTATAAGTTTTTGTTTCGTGTTCAAATCGATATTTTTTTAAATCTTCTGATTTGTGTGGTATGCCTGATATTAAAAATCCACTCATTTTAAATCACTCCTTACCCCCGTGGGGCTGTGGGGGTTTTGTTTTATTCAGTTACGTAGTCAGACCATTCCTCATCATTTGAATCGATTATTGCCAGTGCTCCGTCGACTCGGTCTGTTGATAACATCGATTCAACGTCTCCAGCTGTTCTACATGGGCGTTTAAAACCGTCCTCCTCCTCAAACTCCAGATTTGAGATTGAATCATTGATAGCAGCCTCTCTACTATCTCCAATACCAAACATTACTGTACCACGTTGAATAACTGCAAATTTTTTTGTTACTGTCATTTTCAAACCCCTTGTTGATTGTTTCGCTGTGATCACCCTGACCACCCCTATATAATACTTGATTGTGTAATCAATTGCAAGAAAATAATTTAAAATGTTTTCTTATTATTTATTTCTCTTACAATTATAGTGCCAGTGATTAAATAAATACTGTTTACATAGAGGGAAATTGCATATAATATATATAATCTATATATTCTTAGTTTAATACTAAGATAGAGTGTATTGTATTAATTAATTAATTAATAAACTAACTGTATATTAATTACACAGTCGTGTTATAACTCCTCAATACTACTTCTATTACTCACTCGCATAATTGCAACAAATAATTGCATAGTTGCAAATAATCATTGCAAAACTGTCTCGTTGTTATTACATTCCTAGACATAACTGTCTAACAATTACACTTCAATTTCGAGACACTTTTATCATGGCAACAAATAAAAAACCTCTCATCTCGGATGAAACTTTTCAACTGATCTGTGATCACCTGGCCGCATCTTCAGACAGTCTCAAAAAGGTTCTGGATAGGCATGATGTCAGTCCCTATGCTTTCTATCAGGCTGTGAGAAGCGCTCCTGAAAAAACATCTCGTTATATGCTAGCGCGATCCAAATATGTCGAAAATAAGCTGTCGGAACGTGTAGAGATCCTCGAAGATGCACAGAAGCGCATGGGAAGGAACCCCAAAATAGCAAACGCAATAGCCCAAATCGCTAAGGAGAAGTGTCGGATTATTGAATGGGACTGTATAAAGCTGCTCCCAAGGATCTACGGAGAGAAGCTCGACGTTACTTCAGGTGATGAATCATTAACTAGAGAGATTACAATTATTTCAATGGACACGAGTAAAAAGCAGTGATTGTATACGCTAAATGTATACGTTTAAGCGATAAGAAAGTGTAAGTATTTTAAAATCAAAGAGTTATAAATCAGTTCAACGGATTGAGAATCCGTAGGAAAATAAAATGATCAAAATATTCAGCAAATTTAAACTCTGTTGCTTGGTTGTTGTTGGTTTGTTGCTGGCAATGTTCGAGAGCAATCCGGAGGAAATGTGATGCAGCAAACGATTCAGGCGGGCACCCCCACCCCCGGCACCCCCCGAAACGAAGTAGGGATGTTACACCGTGGTCGCGTCCTCATATCCCTCATTCTGAACCTTCTAATAACCCTTTACATCTGCAATTGCTCTCCAAAGAGTGCTGGGATTCTACTTTTGAACGAAACAAGAGAAGTTGAAGAGGTGAAAGAGGTAGAAAATACCGAAAGACCCATATTCGAGTTAGGAATGCCATTTAAGCCCGTTGAAGCCTCTACCCTACCAAAGTTACCACTAGACACGTTATCCTCGATTGTAGGGCAACGGTGGAAGCTTAAAGCGATATTTGATACGATTCTAGTACACGATACGGTGTATTTGGCTGGGGAAGTAGAAAAAAGAGTTGATACGGTGGTTATTCAAACTAAGAAAAGTTTGGTTTATAAAATCGCTCAAGCCGCTGAATTTGTTTTTTGGGGTTTGTGGGTTTTGTTTTTTGGAACTACGCTAATCGTTTGGTTTGTAGAAAAAATCAGGAAATAACTTTTATGGCAGCAGTGAAATTTAAAATTTTCGACAAACTTTTGTTTCTGGTGAATGAGCCGTGGCGGTACAAGGTTGCGTATGGTGGTCGAGGTGGATATAAAAGCTGGACGTTTTCTATCGCCTTGATCGCCTTGTGTATGTCGAAAAAAATTAGAGTGCTCTGCTGTCGTGAAATTCAGAAGAGTATTCTTGATTCGGTTTATCAGCTTTTAGTGGACCGGATTGATGCTTTGGGCGTGACAGATGAATTTGATATCACGAATAATAAAATCCAGAATAAAAAAACGGGATCCAAGATAATTTTTGATGGTCTCAGGGATGCAAATCTTGATATCAAGTCGAAAGAAAATATTGATATTTGCTGGGTAGAGGAAGCTGAAAATCTCTCTGCGAAGTCGTTTGATGACTTATATCCTACAATTCGCAAAGAAGGTTCTGAAATCTGGTTTTCATTTAACACTACCGATGAAGATGCTTTTATCTACGAATATTTTATCACGAATCCTCCCCCTGATGCGAAAGTGGTTAAAACGTATTGGTGGGAAAACACAGAGCTTAGCGAGACATTGAAAAAAGCAGCTTTGCAATGCAAACTGCGAGATCCTGAAGGATATAAACATATCTGGGAAGGAGAACCTTCGAAAACTGGTTTGAGAGTTTACCCGCATTTCAACGACAAGGTTCATCTTAAAACTGTTCCGTTTGAATTTCTGGTGGAGAACGGGAATTTCTTTGTCGGGATGGACCCACACAAGACTGCATACCCTGCTACTCTTTTCGGGTGCAAAGTTCCAACGAACAGTTCAAAAACAGAATTTGATTATTTCATTTACAACGAATACCCTACCAAAGCAGACCTTCACAGCCGCCTTTATTACGAAGTCAGAAAAACGGCAAAGTGTTCCTTAACTCAAAAGCAATTAACCGGGATGTTTCACGTTCTGGAAACCACTTGTTTGCATGACCAGAATAAAAACGTAAAGGTTATCACCAGAGCGTGTGATCCTTATTTTGCGAAGGGTGTGGGCGGTTCTGACTGGAGTTCTGATACTCAGGGGTTAGTGCAGGAGTGGGCAAGACCGGAGAACGGCGGTTTGATCTGGACACTTCCTGAAAGAAACATTTTAAGCGTTCAGAGAAACACTGTAAATGAGTTGATGAAATATAATGACGAAATTCCAGTGAGTGCGATAAACAGACCCAGTCTTTATATTTTTCCGCATTGTGAGAACTTGATTACTTCGATGAAGCTGCACCGGGATAGTTCTGAAAAAGATACTGAAGATGAAAAGCATAAGGACTTTTCGGATGCATTAAGAATCTTGATGTCGGTTATGCACTACACCCCGTACCGTGAGACTAAAAAGAAACCAGTTTACCAGATGGCGGCATTGCCTATGAATAACAGTATTTTTACACGTCAAACAGTGAGTATGAATTGATTAATTCAAAAAAGAACATCAAAAAACTGTCGGGTTGGGAATTTCAAAAGCAAATTTCTAAAATTCCTTTCGATCATAACACTATCCTTGTTTCGGTGTCTGAATATGGCAATGTAGATTTAAAGCAATTGCGGTACATTTACATTTATACGCTTGACGAAGAAAAAGAAAAGTTTATAGATATTTTGCGCAAAGGGTTGGTGCACATAAAAAACGATGATCTCGATTCTTTGTATGAAATGGAGATTGAATGATGGAAAAGCGAAATGGATTATACAACATTCACGATTTGGACCCTACCGGGTGCGAAGTTTCAATGCGTGCTAACAGAGATTTTTTAAATAAAGTAGCAGCAAATTCTGCCTTGAGAGAAAGACTTGCGAAGGCTGAATCTATTACCGGAAATCAGACTGTTGCAACCGCTATGTTGTTTGGCAGGAATGACGGATCTAAGAAAGATCTTGCAAGTGAAAAGGCTCTCAAGATGCAAGAAAAGATTATGGCAGAACGCAAAAGGATGGTTTCATGATAGAATCACCTGAAGGAATGGACCGGGGAAGATTTCTTTATTCGAAATATAAACAGTCGATCACGAATTTTTGTGTGGATCGCAAGGAGATGTATTTCGATTCAAAGGTGCATAAGACACTCGGCAATCGGACAAAAATAATTGACGATGTTATTAATTTGGTATTTCCTCAGAATGCCGGATTTATAGCAGAGATCGCAATGCCAATAGTTCGGAAGCGGTGGAGAGAGATTAATTCTTTTGTGAGAAAGTACTTCGAGGCTGAACCGCTTATTACCTTCACTGCTGTCGGTGGCACCCCGGAAGATAATGCAAAAAACAGAAGTATGCTTGTAAATAGAAATTTCGTTAGTACAAACTTCAGAAGAGATTGCTTCAGGTGGATGATTGATTCTGCGGCCAGATACGGCAGCTATGTTACTTTTACACAGTATGCAGAACAGACAGGGCAAACATTAGGCAAGAAAACCATTTATAACCCTGAAGCTTTGAACCCGTATCAGAGATCATACACCCAGGCCAGGAAGCAGAATGCAAGAACGTATCCGGTACATGTTCTGAACTATTTCTGTGATCCTGAAAAAACGCCTTACTGCAAAGGATCTTACGAAGGAATTATTGATCGTTGGCCGATCTCTTATTTGCATTCTCTTTTGAATGATGAAAATTATATTCGTCAAAATGTTCTTGAGGTAATCGAGAAGTGCAAAGAGGGTACAACTGATGCCCATTGGTACGGCGGCACCGGTGAAGGGGAATTGAAAGATTATTCCAGGGAAAAGGTTGATGTTTCGAGAATGTATACAACATTGCCTTTTAAGGGCAATGAAGACGATTCAACTGAATACTGCATTGAGTTCATCGACAATAAAATTATTAAGATAAATGAATCCGGTCTTGATGATAACGAACGCCCCATTTCAACCGCTTCGCTTCTTAATCGCCCCAACGTTTGGTGGGGAAATTCTGACGTTGAAGATATTATTCCGCACCAGAATATTTCAAACTGGCTTTATAATACCAGCTTTGAAAACACTATGAAGCTTATGGATAGTGTAACGATGTATCCCCGTGGAGCTATTGATTTGGCTGACTGGAACAATCGGCACCAAATGGGCGGGTTGGTTCCTTACGATGGCAACCAGAAACCTTCTGATTCAATGTATCAGTTTCAAAGAAAAGATACTTCCCTGAATAATGTTGACTGGATGATTCGAGAGATTAAGCAGTCAACACAGGAAAGTTCCCCTATCGTTAATATGCAAAATAAGTATAACGAGGGCGGGCTTAACAACAGCACTTTGGGAGCGGCTCAGATGGTGGCTTCTATCGGTGAAATTCTTCAGTTTGATATGATGAATAATTTTCAGTATGGACTTTTACATATCGGGGAAGTATCGGCGAATATTCTGGAAATAATGCTTGATGAGGAGTTTACTCTTCCAGTAAATAAAGAATACAAGGTGATGGAAAAACACCGGATCATGGGAGAATTTGACGGTATTGTGGAATCTTCTTTAACTCTCAATGACCAAACACAATTCGCAAACCAAACGAACCGGTTGACTCAAATGTTAAATTGGGCTGGAACTGGACGGCCAGAATTTAACAATATCAATTATTCACGGCTAATAAAAGATGTTTTGAAATCCGGGAATAAATGGTACAGCAATGAAGATGATTATTACCAGGAACAACCACAGCAACAGCAACCAATCGGGCCGGCAGGCATGCAACCGCAACAACAGCTGCAACCTCAACAACCACAAATGGCAGGTGCGCAATGAATTTAGTTCGTAAGTTTTTTAACTGGATCTCTGGACGAGATAAGTATCTTTTACAGATACAAAAGCAGATGGAGTTCATTGAAGAGCTTCAAAGAAAAAATAGTGAAGTCATTACCTTTCTTTCCCCGGTAAAAACAGATGAAGCGGAGCAATATGCTCGATTTATAAATTCGGTCTGGACTAATCGCTTTTTCAAATGGTTTCTAAATGATATTGAGCGGGCTGTAATTGCAAAGTTCAAAACCGGAGAGAATGCAGATTTCTCCCGTGGACAACTTGCAATGATTGAATTGTTTGCATTGAAGATGTCAGACATATCGAACAGTTACACCCTTAGCGGGAGTGTTAAAAATGATTAATGAGTACGATTTCTATAAATGCAAGAATGATTTTCAGAAAAAAAGCATTCCATTGCCTGAAGATATTAATGCACCGATCATTGAGCTTCTTACGAAAGTAAAATGTGAAAGTGCGATACCAGATATTTTGAACATTCAGAAATACGGTAGTTTCGGACAGTACAAAGTGGTTAGCGATAATAAACCTAATATCATTTACGTATTTAAGTTCCAATGTGGAATGATTATCAATTGGGATATCGTTACCGGCCTTAAAAGAGATGGAATAATCTCAGAAGTAACGAATTCTTACAAAAACAAATTTATAAACATCGAAAAAAGGAAACCTCAGAATGATCGATCAAGAACCTCTGTCTCAAATACTTAGTCAGTTAAAAGAATTGACTGCTCAGGTCGAAGCTGCCATTTCTGGAGGTGGTGAAGGTGAGATGGCACCCGAAATGCCAGAAGGGGAAATGACTGAACCAGGTGCGGAAGAGATGCCTGCAGAACTTCCTGTAAAGCCTATGGGGAAACCTCAACTTCCAGAGGATGAAGAGGAAGGGATGCCGGAGATCGTTAAGAGAATGGCAGGAAGGATATAATTTAATCAAAAATTTTGGCAGTCTTTGTATGCGTCCGGCCAGACAAGTACAAAGATCAAGAATTAAAGGGTGTTACAGCGCTGTAAAGTTGTAACGCCCTTTTTTTTATGCCTTTAAATACAACTCCAAGGAGAAAAAAATGTCAGAAGAAATTATTGATACAGGATCTAGTGGTGATTCTGGCGATTCGTCAAGTCAATCCGTTGATAGTGGTTCTTCCTCCCAGTCTTCAGATGTTAATCTGCAAGACCGAATGGCGGGAGCCGAGGAATATTGGTATTCAGATGGTATTGATGGTTTTTACGGACCAGACGGACAGCCGGTTTTAAAAGCAGATGGATCTTATGTCAAAACACAGGGCGAACTCGATGCAATACTTGGCAACCAAACGCAAACCGCGAAAACACCAGAACAGCCAAAGCAGACATCGCAAGGTTCAAAGCAAAGTGCAGATACAGTCTTTGATACGAATGGAAATTACGACCCGTTAAAAAGCAGTGCTTTTCTAAAAGAAATTGATAAGCCTTACGTTTCGTCAGTTATGCAGGCACAACCCAAGCCAGCACAAGATCAACTCCCTCCAGGAGCACAACAGCAGAAAGTAGAACAAACAAGATCGCTTTCTGAACAGGTGCTTGAGTATGAAACTGTTTTGCGCTCAAATCTTCTCGATCCTCTCATTGAGGCAAGGGAAGATATGATTGAGGCTGGACGGTGGAACAATGAAAATCCAAGGGCAGTGAATCTTGATAAGCTGATAAGAGAGCGTAGTGGTTCAATCGATGGCCTCGTTAAAGAGAAGCAGCTTAAACTATGGGAAGATAGTTTTGCATCAAAGGGAAAAGACGATGCAGAGAAAAAAGCCTCAGCAGACCTGCAAGAAGCTGTCAATAAATCGGTTTTTACCGTAAGCAAAAATTATAACGGTAAAGAACAGTTTCAAAAACTGATGATTGGCAGTAATGATGCAAAAGGTCAATTTGTTCCCGGTCCCGGTCGTGATTTGGTTTTGGCGATTGTCGATTTATTAAGTGAGGGAAGTCAGGTAACAGATGCTTCTAAAGCTGTTACCGATAGCTGGAATAAGATTGCTAAAAACCAAGAAATTCTTTCCACAATTGCAAAGTACGTATCTGGTTTTCACGTTGCCAAGAATCTTGCGAGAAATAATGCAGCGGTTCGAAAATCGACCATTGCAGAAGAAAGAACACGCCAGACAATGAGGGGCAAAACCCCGCAAAGTGTAACGCCAAGTCAGCAAGGCGGCAATGGTATGCCGAAAGAACTCGCTGGTTGGCTCGGAATGTCAACAGTTTAAATTAAGGATTTGAGATATGGCTGTTAATAAAAGTACTGTAGTAACATCGGCAACCACTGCGAACGGAACCCCAAAACGTGACGTGGGCGATTGGATTAGACGGCTTAACAATGCGGCAGCTCCAATCTGTGCAATGATTAAGAGTTCAGATATCAGCAAGAAGACTGGAGATCCATCTTACGGAAAAGGCCTTATTGAAAAGCAGTCTTCTGACCAGATGAAGTTCGAATGGTTCACCAGTGTACCAACGACCATGTACTTTCCCGCAACTGCTGCTGGTACAGGCTGTGCGGCTGGAGCGGAGACCGGAACCGCAGTTATTGCCGCAACTGGGAACTTTGTTGTAAGAGATATCGTTGTGAATCTTCGCACGCTTGAAGTTGGCATTGTAAACGCCCTAACCAGTACAACTGTTCTTACTATTACCGCCGTTGGTGGAACTTGGACATGTGCTAAAGGTGATACGATTGCAATGGCTTGTAACACCCAGGAAGAGGGAAGCGCAACATACGTTTCCCGCACCGAAGAACCAACAAACAACTACAACTTCAATTCAATTTATCGTTTTGCTGTTGAGCTTGCAGATACTGCGGCCGGTTCTCCTCATTACGGGGAAGATCTCTGGGCACGATACAAAAAAGACCGTTTGTATTTTGCAATGCGCAACCTCGACAACCTTCTGCTTCTTGGTCAGAGAGCTGTTTCAGAGACAACCTCTGTTACTATTGGAGGCGTAGCTCTTCCGATGTATACGACTCGTGGAATGCTGAATTATTCCGCAGTTGAGCACGATCTTTCCGGTGCTGTTGACTGGTATCGCTTGCAGACTGAAGTGGCAAACATCGTTCCTGAAACAATGCACCCGGATGAAGAGATTGTCATGCTTTGCGGTAAGAAAAAGTACAACTGGCTCCAGGCTCAGGCTTCAAAGAATTTCCAGTGGCAGGATTCTGGAGAGAAGGACACTTACGGAGTGCGCATTAAGCGTTTCATGATGGGCGCTTACAACGTCAAACCGGTTTTACACGACCTGTTCAACCAGGGCGCCATGCAGAACCGTGCACTGCTCTTTAATACTGGGGACTTCAAACTCAGGTTTAAAAAGGGCGTTGATCTTCAAATTAAGGAAAACATTCAGGGCAATTCTGCAATGTCGAAGGCAGATGAAATCCGTGGTACTGTCGGTTTACAGTGCTGGTCTGGCGGTGCGAATGTCGTGACTCTGGAAAACTGGGTAACTGAATAATTGGCGGGGAGCAATGCGCTCCCCTTTATCTTTTTGAAAGGAAAAATTGTGAAAACAGTACAGATGTTAATTTTGGCAATACTTGCTCTTGTATGCTTATCGTTTGCGGGAACGCAGTTCGAAGCAGCAGCCGGGGAAAATATCGAGATGCAGTCGTATGCTAAAATTGCGGCAAAAAGCGGGATGGTTGATACTCTCGGAGCTGTAAGTGATTCGGTTGCGTTGTGGTCATTACAGACCTTTGAGCCTGGTTGGATTTACCTTGTAAAAAACGGTATAATCACCGGAGATGGTTCAGACAGTGTAAAGTTTATTTATCGAGTTGACGTTTACAATTCCGCTAAAACGCATATTGGTAGGTATTATTCTTCTGATACGGTTTTGGTCGCTACAGGAAGCACTATCGAATTACCAATTGGAAGAAAAGCTATTGGAGCGTATTACACGATAAATGCTGTTGCGGATACCGGTAACGGCGGGCATGTTATTTTAAACAATCTGTCAATAGATCGCGCTCGATACGTTAGCTTAAACAAATAAAAAACCTTTAAAAGGAAAAAATTACTATGGCACCGAAGAAAATTGATTTGTCTGCAGTTGGAGTTGCGAAAGAAAGTCTTTCTGTTGTTGCATTTTACTGTTACAAGAAGAGTTTTACTTTTTCACTTCCGGCATATGAACTTGATGACAGCGGAAAGTTTAAACTGACCGAAAAGGGAGAAAGAGTCCCTCAATATGAAATTACAGATCCTGACAAAGGTATTAAGAGAAGAGTTCGAAAGACATTTGAGTTTTCTTTGATGCCAAATATCACGAAGCAAACAGAACATGGTAAGACTGTCGAATACAAATGTGTTTTCGCTCTCAGTAAGGAAAATGTTTACTTCGATGATCTATTGAAGTTTCTGACTGCTGAATCAAAGAAGGGCGAAAGCTCAATTTGGAGTTCTGAAGAGTTCAACAAAAATGAACACCCGGAAGCTTATGTAATAGCTGAAAAAATGAGCACTATGAAAGACGGCTATGAAGCTGAAATTGCAGCGCTCAAGGAAGAAAATGAACGCTTAAAAAAGGCTAAATAATGGGACTCTGGAATGACCCTGTCAACACTATTATTAATCGGTTGAAAGATACTCTTGTATTCTCAGATACTGGTAATCACGTCAGTAATTATGCACTTGATTTGTTAAATCGGGCGCAAAACTGGCTTTCAATGTATCGGCCCTGGGACTACATGAAGAAAGTTCAACCGTTAATTTTAACTAATTATATCGCTACTCTTCCGGCAGATATCAGCACAATTCTTGACGTTTATGTGGACAGTGAAGGAGCTGGAAAGCCTACGCACCACTTTTACAAAGATGCGAATGATATTGCCGAAAAGTACGAGTTATTTGATAGTTTTACTGTCGAGACGGGTCATTCCTGGTACATCCAAATACCATTTACTGCGCCAATTGTTTCACCGTTATATCTGAAGTACATTTACAATCTTGCAAATATTGCAGAGGGGCAAGCTCACACCTTTTTCCCCTCTGAATTACTGTTTCGGACTGCTCAAAAGATCCATCATGAAGATAAAGGCACCACTGGCGATTCTATCGAATACACTATGAAAGCTTTTAATGAATTACTGGAATCTTTCATTAAAAACAGCCAGTACACAAACCAGAAAATGGATTTAGGTGTATCAGATAAATGGGGAAATCCGGTAAAGATTGCCGGCCACTCTCTTACAGGACAAACGCCAAGGCGGTTTTCTAGTCCTTACCAAAACAGCGCATTACTGACAGGTTGATATGGATAAAAAACGAATAAACGATACCCTTGATTTCTCCGATATGAGCGGCGGGAAGAATAATTCACGTCCACAGAACGCCATAAACGACAATCAGGTTTACGACTGTTCTAATGTAATATTGGAGCGAATAGGATACACCCGTGCGCCTGGCAGGGTCGGAATTGACACGGAACCGGCTTTGCCAGCACATTGCAGGATGTTAAATTTTTACAAGAAAAGCAGTTCTCTTGAATCGCTTTATGCAATAAGTAATTCAAAGTTACATCTTGTAGATAAAACAGATGGTGATCTCACAGAAAAGTATACGCTTGCCGCTGATACCGAAGGGTACGGGGCAAATTTCAAAGGAAAATTTTTCTTTCAATCTGGCTTAAACCTTGTAAAAATTGAATCTGATGATACCGCTTACAGGGTAGGTATTGCGGCTCCCTCTGGTGTGACTGCATCGGCTGCAGGAGCTTCTGGAACCCTTGCGGCGGGTAACTACATCGTTTATGCTGCATATGCTCGCAAGGTGAGCGGTACAATCGTTTTATACTCATACCCTCAGACGGTCGGGACTGTTGCGATATCCGGGACTCAGGGAATACTTATCAGCGATTTTGCAAACAGTGCGGATCCACAGGTGAATGACAAGGTGATTTTTGTAATTGAGCCTTCAGGAACTGCTGCTTATTTCTATCACGAAACAGACAATAATACGACCACTACATTCACGATAAACAGCAATGCGGCAAAAAACATCTTTTTGATTATGGATGTCGTTTCAGTTGCAAATTATCCCATTCCTCGGTTTGATGGAATTTGTTTTTATGATAATAGAATGGTTGGGTGGTACGGACAAAAACTGTACTGGTCCATAAAATCGGGCAATGTTTATGATGTCGAGAGATTTCCTGAAGAAAATTTCAGGGAATTGCCGCACGATATTATTTCATGCTTTCAATTAAACGGATTGCTGTGCATCAATACGATTTTCGGAGTTTACACTATTTCAGATGGTGATATGTCCGGTAAATACGATCAGGTGGAAGAATACCTTTATTTTCTATCTCAAAGACTGCATAAGCCGTACAAAGGGCTTGTTTGGGGCCTTACGAATGACGGGGTAAGGTATTTCGATGGGAAATCTTTTAGTCAGGATTTGAGCAAGGATATTAAGCCCGATATTGACAGGATAAGTTTTACAGATAATTTTTTGCCATGCCTTGAAATATACCGGAGAAAAGGAAAACGGACGGAACTTCATATTTCTTTCCGTGACAATAATCTTTCCTCTTTGAATAATACCAGCACTCTTGTTTTGAACCTTGACTCTATCGTGATTGTCGATAACGAGAATTATAAAGCAGCTTGGGAGTCATGGAGCGAAGGCGTAAACTTTATGACCGTTTCAAATAGCGGTGAATTGTTTAGTGCTCAAAACAAGGACGATGCGGGAGCACAAGTTTTAAAGGAAATCGGGAAGGTAAACCGGTATTTCTACAACGTAACCGGTTCTTTTATTACTGACATCACCCCTAAAGAGTGCTATGTAGTAACCAAGGCTAGAACGGTTGATATTCGTGGAATTGCCATTTTTGATATTGCTTACGTTTTATCACTGATGAATGCGCTTGGTGCAATTCGATTCGGTCTTCTCGATAATAGTGGATTCTATTACGATAGTTCAGTTCACGAATCAGGTGGTATGCCAATTCTGTTTAGTGCTCCAATAACTTTTCCGGTAAGATTTCCAGCGCAAAACCCTGTTTGCAGTGATATTAAGTTGCCTGGTGGAAAAGCAAAGGGGAAAATGGTTTATCTAAAAATTTCTCAAACAAGTGACGATCCAACATTCAATATTTTCAACATTCTTTTACACTATACACTGGAGAATTCAAATATATCATGAAAACAAAAATACTTTTAATCGTGGCTTTGTTATCGTTCGGAGTTAATGCAATACCCAGCTATTCGCTGTACAAGGTCTACCAGCAAACCGACACTTTAACCCATACTAATTTAAACAGCAACCTTTTAAGGGGTTCTGATTGGTCTGTGAAGCTTGTAGATACATTAGAAAAGAAGTTCATCAGATTTGATGATGTGAAAGATAGTACATTTCAAAAAATTAATGCTGATACAGCAATTATTGATACAGTACATGTTACAGGAAATGTAAAAATTGATGGTGTTCTTAATGCAATAGCAGACAGTTCTCTCGGTTCATCCCGGCTTGGTGGCACTCTAACAAAAGCAGGACTTGAAGATTCCCTATCTAAAAAAGCACCAAGGTGCTCTATCGCAGTGAACACAATCCTAAAGTCGCTTCATGCGACAAGTGGAAAGTATGGGCCTAGCATAATCTCAGACAACGGTACAGTTGCGACTATTTCCGGAAGTGTTACCGCTGCGGGAAATATTTATGCTCGCACTGGAAAAACTGTTAGTCTTAATGACGTGAATGCCATAAACGGGTCCGCAACTGCATGGAATTCAGTTGCAACTGCGAAGCTAGTTGAAAATAATATTATGGTGGCACTTGGATCGTCTGGGACCCTAAACGATTATAGGGCGTTCATTCAAGTGGGAAATCAGTCCATAAGCTATGCTGCAAATGTAGGATCTTTACTTTTAAACCCTTTTGGCGGCAAGGGTGGCATAGGTACTACCACCCCAGATTCTCTTTGGTCTGTTGCAGGAGGAATAAGCGCAACGGGCGGTGCACGAATTGATGGCCCTCTTTCAGCTGCCACAATTAATACTGGCAACGGGGCAAACGAGTTGTACCCGATGAACCAAGCAGTGCTTACGACCAGTTCGCCTACGTTTGCTGGTGTAACGAGCAACATAACTGGCAATGTGACAGGCTCTTCTGGTTCATGCACAGGTAATGCAGCTACGGCAACAGTATCGGATAGCGTAGCAAATTCTGGGTGGCATAAGGACACTACTTTTTATGATAGCCTTTTTGATGGGTCGACATATAAATCAAGAGCAGTGTGCCGGATAGTAAAAGTTGGTAAAATTATTTCTTTTACGCAACCAGACTTGATTGCAACCCTAACCGGTGGGTTAGTAACCTCTTTAAAAGGTATTCCATCAACGTACTTACCCGGAACAAAATGGGCGTCTATAACATGGTTACGGCAAAACGGCGCTGACTTAGCTGGAGTTATATATAGATCTGGGAGTGATATGGTGCTTAACGCCAGCCCTCAGACAGATGCACTTACTAGCGGCGTTGGTGGCATAATTCATACTACATTTACTTGGATTATCGATTAGAAAACGAAACCCTTAAAAATATTTTGTCATAACCAAAAAAAGTGAAACATGCAAACAATCAAATTAACCCCCTACGACAACCGATTGAACGGAGCGTACAAACCTGAAGGCGAAGTTGTGGTATTACTTGATACTGCGACCGGGCCTTTTTCTGTTACGCTTCCTGATGCTTCCGATTCGGAGAATACGAAATTTACCTTTGTAGTGACTGGTAGCAATCAGGCTGTTATAGTGCCTGTTACTGGTCAGTTTATAAACGACTTGAAATCAGTAACGATATCCAAAGACGAAATTATCAGCGTTACAGCATATCAGAAAAAGTATTACAGAGTATCAAATTGATTTGTCATTCTTAAGCGTAATACAATAAAAAGGATTTTCAAATATGGCAAATACGTATACATCGGCAGGCGGGACAAATTCAGCGGTGAAGGATGACCCGAATAAATTGAAGGCTCCAAACCTTCCTTACATGGACCCGAATAATCCAACTGCGATAGTGCCATTGACCAACTCAGCGGTTACAAGTAACGCTCCAAATATTGCTCCTGCTCAATCTCAAGTGCAACCTGTGGCTCCGCAAGTGCAGTCTGCATCAACTGCGCCTGTTGTAGGACTGGCTCCAGCTCCGCAACCGGTACAGCAGAATCCTGACACCATGCGGGATCAGGCTATGAGTACGTTGCTTACCAAAGCAAACGCTTCTCCGCAGACTTCTCAAGTACAGAATCTTGTTAATGAGAAAACCACAGGGTTGTTACAGGACCCCAATCTGGGCTGGAATGGTGAATCTTATAAAAATACGCAACTTTCGAATTACGATAAAAACGAAGCTCAATTATTCGAGTCTCTTAGACAGCAATTTGCAGATAGTGCAGATACCGGACAATTTAGAAAAGAAGGTCTTCAGAATCAGTTAGATTCCCTTGGCAAGCGCAGAACCCTTGAAAGTGGCATCGATTATGAGAATCGTGATTATAACCAGAAGAGTTTACTTAGCGCCCTTGCAGAAGGACGGGCAACAGAAACCCAAAACCAGACAATCCAGAATACCCCTATTGATAATTTGGTTAAAGCGCTTCAGGCTGGTGAGGGTGATGCTCAGAGAACCGCTGATGTAGATACGAGGGAAGATGTGCAGGACTACCAGTCTCAGCAAGCTGATTTAGACCGAAAGCTAGAATTAGCAGTCCAGAATAATGATATTGTAGCTCAAAAGGAGCTTACAGCACAGAAAGCAGCTCTTGATTTAAACTCACAAATACAGTCTCAGGGATTTGAGGGAACTCAAGCACAACTTACTAGAGATCTGCAGGCATCTCTTCAGGCTAACGATATTGACGCAACCCGAGCGAACCTTGAAAAGCAGCTTGCAATGGATAAGTATAAAACCGACCAAGGAACGAAGCTGACTGAAGAGCAAAATGCTTTGAATCGTGCCCTTGAAGTTACTCTTTCAGATATGGACGCAGAGACTCAGAAAGCCGTTGTTACTCTCAGGGGTAAAATTGATGAAGGAATGCTCGTAAAAGAGCAGGATTGGAAATCCATCGAAGCAGACTTGGAGAGAAAACAGCAGGAAGCTATTGCAAATGGAGATTGGCAGAATGCTCTTGATATTGAAAATAGAAGGGGCGAAATCCAAGCTTCTGCTCAAAAGTCACAACAGGTTTATGATGATGCTCAAAGGATCGCTAGTCAGTCATATAATACCGGGGAGCGGTTGAGTGTTCAGGATTACCAGACCGGCTTAAAATACCTTGATTCTGAGTTGGCAGAAGCACAGGCAAACAATGATTTTGGAAGAACGAAAGTGCTTGAGCAAGATAAATTCAATTTTGAATACAACATGCAGAATAATTCTTTTTCTCAAGAAGAAAAGATGGCGAATATTGCGGCTGACATAGAAGAGGCAAGGGCAAGCCAAGATTTCACCAGAGAAAAACAGATTATGGGTTTGCAGGCTAATCTTGAATTTGAAAAGATGAGGACCGAAAACTCCTATGAAGCTGCAAAAATGAACTTACAGGCAAAAATAAACGAGGCTTCCGCATCAAAAGATTTTGAATATGCCACACAGCTTAAAGCCCAGGAAATTTCTGCGATTGCAGAAGAGAGTGCAAAGGATAGAGCTATAGAACTGTCAGAGCTTGCGTTGAAGCAGGACGCTCAGAAGTGGGCTACCTATGAGGCCATGAAGAATGCCGGAGATCCAGATGGGGCGGCAACCTTCTTGAAAAAAGAGTTGGCAAGCCAAGGCATTACTTACAATCCTGTTGATGCTTATGCACAAGCAAAAGCGGCTATCGCTACCGATTTTGAATTGCAAAAAGAGCAATATCTTTTAACTCATCCATCAATTGAAGGGTTCAACGAATTTTACAATGAATCGATGTTTGGTGAGACTTCACAGGAAGATTATGTTGATCAAGTTGTGTCCGGGCAATTTACGTATCAACAAATGAAAGCTGACCCTGAAAAAATGGCATTATCTATTGACAATGCTGTACCGTGGAGTCCTGCAAGTTACAAAGAAAAAGAAGGTAAAAATATTAACAAGTTTTCAAATCTTCCAGAAAAAAATTCGCCTATAACATACTTCGGAAAGACACTGATACGGGTAACAGATCCGGTAAGGCAAACACGGTTCGGAGTAGATGAAGAACGATTTGACGCTGTAGATTTGGTCACTGGCAAAACAATAACAATTTACGCTACAATGCCGTGATTACAAATTAATTAAAAAGGGAGAGTGTATGGGTGCAGGTGGCGGGGCAATGGCAGATGCATTTATCAATTTAGGCGATAAACTGCATCAAAATTTTAGCTCAAACATGAACAGCGCATTTCAGAACCGCAATACAAGAAATGCACTTGCTGAAAATAAAAGACAATTTGATATTAGTTCCATGTTTAAAAAACAAGAGATAGACCAGCGCAAAAACGAATTTGACAGATCATCTGGACAATCTGCGATTCAGGCACTTGCCAATCAACGGGCGCAGGCAATGGCTTCCTTTAACAACCAGAAGCTGAAAGACGCTTTTTATAGGAGTTAGCAATGGAAGGGTTATCAGGATTCGCGCTGGCAGGATACTTAAATGATCTTGAAAGACAGCAGAAAAAAGCGGCGAGTGCTATCGACATACACAGCAAAAGTATGAATGCCAGCGAAGATTATCAGGGCGCACAGAAAAGAACTGATTCTTGGCTTGCGTCCCTTTCCCCGGAGGATCTTGCAAAAGTAGATTCATCCACTAAAAAAGCACCATCAAACTTTGAAGGGATTGGTGATGTTTCGCGTTTTGATGCGGACCGGAGTGCAAGAGACTTGGGTTTGACATCCACATTTGCAAGCATGCCTGAAGTGCAGGCTTATTTCAAATCTAACCAGGATGTTCTTTCCAAGAAAAAGGATGCTGAAATAAACAAGGCTTTGGAAGATGCTTTATCTGAAATGAACCGCAATAAGCAGGCACAGGGCTTGAACGAGCTTGAAGAACAGGCAGGTGTGCCGAAGGGGGACTATAAATTATCCTCTCCTAGAGACGTTGCGGTGAAGTATGGATTGCCGAAGTATGAGGATAAGAGGGTTGATCGTTTTATGACTGATTTTGTCACTGACCCGGAAGCAAATGCCACAAAAGTTAACATTGCAAACAATCGCGGATCCTCTGGCTTAGGTGCTACCACAGCGCGAAAGCGTGAAGATTGGAATAAGATTGCCACTCTTCCCGATGGGCCTGAAAAGGATGCTGCGATTGATGATTATATGATGGTTTATGCACCAGGAACAAAATACCCGTTGTCTCAGAGAGGAATTGACGAAGCAAGTCAAAAGGCAGGTTCTGTTGCGGCTTCAACAATTAATTCATCAACAGGTCCAAAAGTTAACCAAGAACTTGCTTTGATAGAACCAAGGACTAAAGCGAAAATTGAAGAAACAAAAGCGGGTCTTCAAGCTACAAAAGAAGAGGGTGCAATACTCTCTGAAACATCGGCTGAACGCCTTGGCGATTTTGATGCATCAATCAGTCAAATGGGTGAATTACTCACAGGCTTAAACAATCCAGATGCTCCACAAGGACCGATAGAACAATGGAAAAAAGTCAATCCTTACGATTGGAAAGCACAAGGCAAACAACAGCTTGTCGCAGCCACAAAGCAATTAGTTGGTAAGGCTCTTGAGGGTGGAGTGCTCAGAAAAGAAGATGAAGAAAAGTATGCAAAAATTCTTCCTACTATGGGAGACACTTACGAATCTGCGAAGCTTAAAACCGAACAACTTAGCGCAATGCTTAATAATGCCTATGTCGCAAAAAGGTCTGCCCTCAAAAACGCCGGATACGATGTTAAGAATTTTTCTGGAGGCGTGAGCGTTGGTAAAAAAGAACCAGTAAAGCCAACTTCAGAGTATAATCCTACTCTCGTAGAAGATGAAACAACAGCGGCTCTTAAACGGTCCAAAGAACGTCAAGCAAGAATTGCTGAATTAAACGCTAAAAAATTAGCAGGAAAGCTGAGGTAAATTATGCCACTTACTGAAGCAGAAGAACTGGAATTGTTGGAACTTGAAGAGGAAGAGTATCAAGACTCCTTACGGCTTGCTAATACCAACAAAGAGCTTGATACTTCTACTGTTGAACCAGAAAAAGACGATGGTTACTTTTCCGGTATAAATAAAGCAATGTATGACAAGGCTGAAGAATACGCTCCAAAGCTTCTTAAAGATGAAAAATACCCGCTACAACATGCAGTTCAAAAATTCAATGCGTTTGTCGATATTCCTCTTACCGGACTTGGAAAAGCCGCTGAACCGATAACAAAGCCTTTGACTAAGGTTTTAAAGCCTTTAGCCAAAGGGGTGCTTGAAGGCGCTGCTTATGCAGGGGGAGCAAGAAAAGCCAATTTTGACAACTCTACAGCCGCACTTGGTGAGGCAATTACTCCAGTCATAAAAAAATACGATGAGATCAAGAAACAGTATCCACTTGTAGAAACTGCCGGGGAATTTGTTGGTGATGTAGGACAGCTTGCCGGAAACGTTACAGGCATTGGAGCTGCGGCAAAATTAAGCACTATGGCAGGCAAGGAACTTGTAAAGGCTCCTTTAAGAACAGGTTTAAAGCTTGAGGAAGCTGGGAAAGGTTTTAAGCTTGGTGATCTTAAAATTAAAGATACCATCGCTAAAAAAGGATACGGAAAAGATCTGATCGAGAAAAAGCAAAACATTGCAAATACGATTTATGATTACGGTCTTACTAAAGGTGGTAATAAAGGCGGCGCAGAAAGGGCTGCTCAATTATCTCAAGAAATATTTGATCGTGTTGATGGAATAGTTTTAGATATTGCAGCAGACCCCTCTTCATCTAAGGTTAATCCTGTAAAATCGCTTTTAAAAGGAATCGATGTAAAAAAGGCCCCAGCAGGAAAAAGAAAACAGGCTCAGTCAATCATTGATGGAATCGTGGAAGATTTAACGGTTGAAGGTTTGGACCAAGATCACACCATTGATATGTTGATACAAGCTAAAAGAAGTCTTGATCCTGATGGAAACTTGTTTAAAAATGGCCCGGGATCTACAACTGATGACATACTTGATCGCGGCATTAGAAAGAAAATGTACCTCAATTTAGTTGAAGAGATTGGGAATGTCTCTCCTGATATAAAAGCGCTTAATACTGAAGCAAAGAAATTGATTGATGCGGAAGCAGCCTTGGCAGCAGCAGCCTCAAGAGTTGCAAACAGAGATGCAATAAGCCTTACCGATTGGGTTTTAGGTGCAGGAACCCTTGCAAATCCAAGCGCTCTACCATTGCTTGCAGTTAAGAAAGGCCTTGCAGGTGGGCGAGGTGGAGATCTGGTTTTAAATACTGCTAGATCGCTAAAAGGTGACAAAGTTAAAACGATTGATGACATTCTTGCAAGTGTAAAAAAGCCAGAGTCAATGGGAAGTCACACGATTGCTGATCTTCCCAAAGACTGGAACATTCCGACATATCAAAGAAAAGGCATTACACCAGAAACAAGGAGTGCAGCACACAGGTATTTACCATACCAAAAGCTTGGAGAACTAGATCAACCTATAAGCAATATGGAAATACCAGTTGGTGCTAAAATTAGAAATCTTGGCGAATCTGGAGCTAGGCAATTTGATAAACCAATAGTTGAAAGGTTAGGACTTCCTTCTCCGGAAGATGTCAACAAACAATACCCTCACTTGTCGAAGGAAAATATACGAAACCCTATAGCTCAATTTGATGATAGAAAAGCGTTGCCAGCTCCTATGGTTGGTGATGCTTTGCAGAAAATTGAGAGGCAGATTCCTACTATGGGGCAACGGCTTGAACGAGTAGGAACTCAAATAAAAATGTTTGACAAGCCAACTTCAAGTGACATTCCAATTAGTGCTGACATCGAAAATTTTCTTAGTAATAAAGGCCTTATAGAAGAGGCTCTTGAACGCATGAAAAACATTCCAAAATCAAATCTATCTAAAGATCAGTTAGAACGGATGAAGGATATAGCAGACTATCTTACTAAAAACACTGGAAAGGCAAGCAAATGACAGCACAGAAACCCCCAATTGATTACCAGTGGATAGTTACCACACTGATAACCATCTTAGTAATCAGCGCCGGATTCGTGTATACTTCAGGAGTAAACGCACAGCAGCAGAAGGACACTGTTACGCAGATTGATACTTGTAAAAAGGAATTGTTCGAAACTAAGAGAGATCAAAATGCGGTGAATAAGGAACTCATAACGGCGATTACTGACTTAAAAATTGCCCTGGGCGAATTGAGAACAGAGCTTAAATATATTCATTCAAAAGGAAATTAATCATGGACAATAATGTAAGAACAGATGGCGTAAGTAATTTTTCAGTTGTTAATGTCACTGCTGCCGATGCAGTTATCAGTGAGAGCGGACAGGGGTTTCGTGGTATCATGGTGGATGTAGAAGGCATTGTCAAAGTTGATCAGAAATATGATCATACAAGTGTAACTACAACCTCGGTATTGTTTTTAGCTCCCGGCATGCTCCACCCGATACGGGGAATCACCAAGGTTTACCGGTATACAGCCGGAACAACTGCTACAACGTGTCAGGTGTACGGAAGTGATGCTGTTCTAGTTAATGGTATCAAACTGTGTCGATAACTACAAAGAAAAATCCGTGAAGAGCGGATTGAGGAAAAAATAAAATGGTTCTTCCTGATGGTTACATCCCCGATAGAATGATAGGGTTATTTGATGAAACTGACGTTATAGATGCTCTGTTACTAGCATGTTTAAAGAATGGTGAAAATCCTACATCTTTTAATGCAGGGACTGTGCCTTTGTATATCGGTCCGATGGGTATAAATAGAACCGCTACTCTAGTAAATTGCGAATCTGGTTATGGATATAGAGATGACGGGACTATATTATTTGATGGCGTTAATGATGCATTGTGCCTGTCAGCTCACGCGTTAGGAGGTTTGGCACAAGTTTCATTTTCATGTTGGTGTATTATTTCAAAAGATAGCTGTTGTATCTACGGTGAATGGGCCACAGCTACAATTTGGAGATTTTCTGCGGTTATTAATGCAGCAGGCAATCTGTTATTTATAACTCGTAATACGACAGTTACAAATGTTACTGCTAGCCCAGCACCCATTGCAAAAGATATCTTGCATTACGTAGTGTGTGTATTTGATTCTGTGGGCCTAACACAAAAAGTTTACGTTGACGGAGATTTAGTAGCTACAACCGCTATACTAAACACTCCTATCAACATCGCAAATATTAGCGGCGTGTTACCTTGTTACGGTTTTTCAGATACACTGCCTTTTAGTAGTTCAATATCAAACGGGGTTTTTTATAAAAAAGCGTTAACTGAACCAGAAATAGCAACGCTTTACACGTTAGGCCCTGACCTCGGTGGCCTTAAAATGTATGCTGACGGGAGTCTGGTTGCGCCATCAAAAAGAAGAAATAGTTCATTGCATCTCGGAATTTCACTTTCACTTTAAGGAGGCCAGTAAATGGCTAAGTCAAAATTTGCTGTTGCGGTAGAACAAAGCGGTAAGAAAGTCGTCGAAACGTTGGTGCGTGCCACTGACGAAGCTGACGAGAAAGCCATGTGGAATGCGGCTCTTTCAGTTTTGGTTTTCCTGGTAAAATCCAGCAAAAATAAGATTGATGACATGCTTGTAGTTCCTATCATCGAAGCTTTCCGGAAAAGGTTTGCGGTCTAATGGACCAGTCAACGGTGCCTTGGATCGTGGGTATTGCGGTAACCGCTGCGGTTGCTGCTTTCCTGCGGTTCTACCCGAAAGGGCGTGCTATTGAGGACGGCGGTAAGATTGGCGATCTTGTCGGGACCGTAATTTCTACGTTCGGGAATTCCAAACTTGGCAAAAAGATCTGGAACAAAGTTGAGGAGGGTCCTATTACTACGATGCTGGCCTTTTGCATGGCATTCATTACCAGATTAGGGGCGAAGATGTTATCTGATAACCGGGATGGTTTATAATGCTTAAAATTAAAGAAGGGGTGAAGCTGCACGGACTCGCTCCGGTAATGCAAACCGCCATCACCATTGCCGATCAGGTATACGAAGAGCTTGGCCTTGAATGTGTAATTACCTCTGCTTTGGATTCAAAGCATGGTGAACATTCTCTACACTACAAAGGTTTCGCAATCGATATCAGAACCAGAGATATTCAGTATGAGAAAACCAAAGTCGCTATTGTAGATAAGATCCAATCCCGGTTAGGATCGGAGTTTCAAGTAGTCCTCGAAAACGATCACATCCATATCGAGTTTGATCCTGCATAGTAAAGTCTACGCCGCATACAGTGGCGTAGACAATTTCCGATTTTTCCCCACAGACATCCACAGCGTTTTAAAGCGATCGTTATACTAAGTAGCCAAATTGATTGTATTTCGAGCGTTTTAAAGCTGTTGATTTTTAACGAATTAGTATAATATCAAGGTCGATAGACTTAAAATCCGTTGGCCAGTAATGGTCGTGCCAGTTCGATTCTGGCCCTGGGCATATCAAAAACGCGGTTTTTAGAGGAAACCAACTTGACACGAAAATCTGGCGTAGACAAGTTGGCGTAGACATTTCAAGCAAAGCCTCGATCAGCTCTAATTAATACCCATTTACCTTTTTGTTGTCTCTGGTATTCAACTTCTCTGAGTGGGAGTACAAGTAAAAGTCTGTAATCGTGGTCTGGATCAGTAGCGGCGACATCTTCAAATTTTTGTAGTTTAGGGTATTCTTCTTGGTCTGTGCATTCATTATAAATAACTTCATCATCTTTGGATATACTACAAGACCCGAACCCTGCGGCAATGATAGAATCTAACGGATAGATTTCGTGATTGTATCCACACACAGAACATCCAGCCGGTCCACCTTTAACTGGTTCTAATTTTATCCAACTCATCACACACCTTCTTTCTGTTTCTGTTTGAACTCTCCGCACCACTCATAAGGGGAAACAAGTATTACCATCGTTACTGTGTAACCAGTGCTTTTATCAAAACGCGGAACGGGTGGAGATTTTCTACAAGATCCTGAATAGCTATGGTAATACTTGCAATTCCCGCACTTCTCCTCAACCTTCGCCTCTGGTTTGGGTTCTGAAATAGGTGCTGTTTGAGATCCTAAATGAATGTGGGTATTTTGAATATGCTTAACCAAATCAAAATATTCATCTTTGTCCCACTCTGGCTCATAAGCATCAAAAACCATCATTAAAGATTCATACTGCTCATCCGAAAGAACGATTGTTTTCATTTTAAGTCACACTCCACAGTTTGCTTTTCGTAATCCAAACCTTTATTAAACGGGCATTTGCTGCAATGGTTAGCCCCTACGTTTGCAATATAGCCTAACTCGCTAGCCCAATTTGGACATGGTGTTAAACACTGTCCTTTATCAGATACTTCAAATTTTATTTCCATAGTTCCCTTTCTGTCTACGTTGTCTACGCTTCGTTACATTCTGGCACCCGATTAATTTTCGGATGATCGTTTAGGTGATATACTCTCTTTTTGTACTTCAAACACCAATGAGGAATGTGAGCGGTGCCTTTTTGGTGTTCCTCTGTTGGTATTAAGTGACGGCAACCACTGCAAAACCTTTTCTCCATCTCAAGCCTCTTTCTCAAAAAGTTTAAGCCCTGGCTTTTCGAATCCCTTAATGACCGGGGCTTTGTCAGCATCAAAGTGATAGTACCTATTGATCATAGCTTCGCTGTACTGTATTCCGCATTGCTGTAAATCCATTTTGGTATAGCCGTGATCTAAGAGGAAAGTGATTGCACAGTGTTTGAGATCGTGCCAGCGCAATCCTACTACTTCAGCTTTTTCGCATATTCTTTCCCATTCCAAATCGTACTCACGGCCTTTTTTGCTCATTAAAACAGGCCGATAAGATCCATCGGGCATCTTTCTTGGAAACAAGTAATCAATATCTGGTGGCAATGATTTAAAGTAGCGAACCAAACAAAAATCAATCTGTTTTAAATAGGTTGGCCGATCATTATCTTCAGAAGTTTTTTTAGCTGAAAACTCTACCCAATTTTTTAGCTCTTTGAAATCATCTTTTCGTAGACCAGGATTAAAATCTTCTGGATCATCAAACCCGAATAGATCTGATGCCCGAATAGGATTGAATGAAGAAAAGTACACTGGCCAGTATAACCAGGAATCCATTTCTTCCATAGCCGCAAAAATTCTTTCTTTTTGTGCAGGAGTCCACACACGATCTCGCTCTGGTTCTTTTTTTAATTTAATCTTCACAGGAACGAATACAATCGGTTCATCCATGCCATTAGTAGCATGGTTAAATATCATGCGAAAAACAGACTTGTAGCGGTTAATAGTGGATACCGCCCTCATCTTCCCGTTCTTAGGGCTTTTGGTATCCTCTAAATACTGAATTGTGGCATAATACGCTTTGCGGTAATTCTCTGGTTGGGTGTCTCCGCAAAGCTTTATTATTTCTTCGAAGTAGCAGAGCATGGAAGAATCACCGCTCTTCCGAATACGGTCCCTTGCAACCGCTTCCAGGGTAGTTTCTCCCTGTGCTTCAATGGCATACATAGGTTTCACTCCCTTGGCTTTGGCTTGTACTTCCTTGCCTAACTTGGCTTTCATCTCATCAATGGCAATAGAATAATCTTTCTTGGTTTTAAACTCATCCCTCCAAACCGTTCCTTCTGATTTGAAAGTTTTTGTTCCTTTTCGGGAAAACTCCCGAATACAAACTCCACCTTTTGGGTGGGCTTCTGTTGATTCTAGTTCCTTTATGCTCATTCTATGTTCCTCCGCTACGGACTAATATAATCAAATAGCATTACGGGTGCCATCGATTAAAAGTCTCCCTCAGCTACTTGGAGGCATTTATACCCAAGTTCACGCCATTTTTTGACCATGGAGTTACGATCTTCTAATATGAGAGCTACTTTGCCGTTATCGATTGCGTAAGCGGTTAAAAAATTATTTAGAAGTTCAGGCTTAACTTCTTGGTCGTGTCTGAAATCACCATCACTACGCATTAAAAGAGAATAGTCTGAAAAAAGCGACATTTTTTCATCTATCCAGATTTCCGTTTTGTACCTTACAGATTCACGCCTTCCAGTGCAAAAGATAATGGCATACTCTTCTGATAAAATATTAATCATATCAATGATTTCTTGAATTGGCTCATCCTCAAAGCATGCTTCATAAAACGAATCCCAATCCAC